AGTACTAGTCGTCAGCTGCTAACTTAGCAAAGTACGACATAGTATCATCCTCATCAAGAGCAGTATTCTCTGCTGTTGCCATAGGTGCAGGAGCAGCCATAGGAGCAGCTGCTGCAGGAGCAGAAGCTTGAGGAGCCACATAAGGCGTAGAAGTATCTAATGATACATTCTCACGTACAGTACGTGGTGCACTCTCACCTAATACAAGAGCCAGACGAGACTTAAGCTCATCATATGACTTGAAGTTCTTAGGATCAGTCCATTCAGTACAGTCGTGTTGCTTATTGTAGATAGCTTCTAGCTGATCATCATCGCCAGCTACTTGAGCAGGAGACTTGAAGCTAGACGCATCGTAGTTAGGGTAACCCTCTACCTTACGAATCTTAATCGTAAAGTCAGCACCTTGCCACATATCAAATGGATTCACAGGAGCCTCGTCAGGGAACTGAGGCTGCATAGAGTCCATAATCTTATCAAAGATCTTCTTACCAAAGCGATATAGTTTCACTTGGCCTTCGTTCTCTGGAGCAGATGGATCAGAGACAATAAGTACATTAGCAATGTAACGTAGGTTCCGTTTGCGCTCGCGTACAATACGCTTGGCTTCTTCAGAACCATCTTCGTTCCATAACTTACTATTGCTCTCTGATAGAGGGTCAGCTTGACCAATAGATGTAAGAGACTTCTCTACATACCATTGACCGGTTGGTCCTTTAAAGAAATGATCCCAGTAGCGTACCCAAGGCGTAGGAGCCTCAGCATCTCCAGGAAGGAAACGAACCACAGCATAGCCATTGCCAGCCTTATCTCTTGTAGGCTGCCAGAAGCGTTCGTCATTTCGATTATCGGTTTTAGTTTGTTCACCTGGACCTGTGCTAGCAGCTTCTACTAGCTTAGATAGGTCGGTGCGATTAGTTTTTAGTGCTGCAAAACTCATGTATATTTTCCTTGTATGTTACAGTATATTTTTGTGTATGTTTTATCCACTTGATCATTATATAGACTTATTTATTATAAGTCAACTGGCAATGTGTTACCTCGTGGAAGATAATTAAGATTCATTGCCTCAACCTCAATCTTCTCTTTTATAGATCCAGAGACATACTTACGTATATCTTCTAGATCCAATTCTATATCCTCACAGATATGAATGATTGCGTCCATGTAGCTATACCGGTGCTCTCTTACCTTTACTTCTACCATTTTTGCGAACTTGTTTTTTGTTAGAAACTGCTCTTTTGCCATTTACCTCATTATCCATTTCTGGTGTATAGACACCTATGTCTGGGTACATTACACCCACACTACGTTTAGGAGTACCATCTTTATTGTATGCCATTACGACACATTTAAATTTAGTTTTAAATTGACGCTCTTCACCATAGTACAAGTCCCTATAGACACCATCACGTAGATAAGCTTGCAAGTTATGTAAATAGCCTTGCTGTACTAGGTACTCAGATGCTTGACCCTTTTCTTTAGAGTTCTTCCAGCTTCTCATACCAGATAACTTATCTTTAGCATTCTTAATCCAACCTCTGACATTCTTCACAGAGAAGATATCATCATCAGGTAGACTACGAACAGTTTCATGAATAGATAACTGAGCAGCAGGCTTCTTAGCTTCACGTGCTTTAGTAATACGATCTACTAGTACAGCTTTCTGCTCATCGGTTAGTTTACGTTTTTTACGAATCTTCTTCATTTCACATCTCCATCATATATACCTTATTATAGTCTCTTTTTATAATAAGTGCAACTGTTAAGTTTCTTGATCGTATTCGAATATTTCGTATTCACCGGAAGCATCTCTTTTAGCTTTGATCATTCTCTGCTCAATTAAAGCTAGTATAGTATGCTCAATGACTTCTTCCATTTTCATAGTAGCGTAATTCTTACCTATCATGAAAGCGGAAATGGATACCCCTATAAGAAGTATCCACTGAACTGATGTTATTATTTCAAACATTTACGCTCCAATTTAAAACGTTATTTATCTACGAAAATGAAACAACATTCTCGACACGGAAGGACCTAAATGCATCCTTACCAACATCCCAAGCCACAATAGTTTCTTCATTAACAGCTCGAACCTTCTTCTGAGTTAAAGGATCTTCTTTCTTAGCCTTAGGTAGAATAGTCTCCATAAGAGTACATACCATATCACGCTCTTCACCATTAATCTTTTTAAATACTACACGACACTTTTGTACTTGTAGTTGTTCAATCATTTCATTACGAGTCATCATCTCTTTTTTCCTTTTGATTCATTCATCCGTACAGCAGTCATTGCTATACTAATTCGTTCTATTGCATTCGACAATCGAGTAAGCTCTTTACTTTGCTTATCAATAATCATTTCTAATATTTGAAACTTCTGCTGAGTATCAATATCCACTTTCACTCCTTCCATAATAAAACTATATTAATCTGCGCCTTGGTTCTTCGACAATAATGCCTGGCAAAGTTCAGGTCCGGTTCCCTCATTTGCAAGACGCAGGTTAATATAGTTTTCGTGGGAGAGACCTTCTGCAGTGTCCCTCCCCTTATCTATAATCTCGCTCATAGCAACGCCTGGGTTTCCGTCGGTACCAGATGTTCACACCGACCTAACTAAAAACCTTGTACATTGGTAGTTAGGATTTTCGATAACAATTAACTAAACCTAAATCAGTCCCAATCGTTATCGAATCTCGTAGTCTCATGATAAGTCTCACCATAGTACTGCTGAGCATACTTAGATGCATCAGTGTAATGAAACTCTTCTTTACGAAGCATAGACTTATCTTCACGTTTAGCTTTCGCCTGACGCTGCTGCTTTCTCATAAACGCAGCTTGTTCTTTTGCTTGCTTCTTAGCAAAGTTTGCAGCTTCTTTCTTAACGAAGTTAGCATGCTCAATACGTAGTTGTTCAACAAATGTCATAATATATTTCCTCTTTATTTAACCTATTATAGTCTCTTTCGAAACAAAGTGCAACTGTTATTTTCAAGATAACCGATCTTTTTTTACCCAACCACCGTCTTCAAGCTTCTTAATAAACGATCCTACATCTTCTTTAGATATAGTTATATCACTTCTATGACAGTTATTAACATATTCTATAATATGCCATGTACCGGCATAGTTCTCAGCAACAGAAAATACTTTACTATCACCATATTTTTCATTCCTATAAATCATCCCCAGTCTTTCCAATCCATATTGACAGTTTCATTATAGTAAAAACCAGCACGATATTCAAGCACTTCTTCCTCTGTCATACCAGATTCTTCTATACGATCTGAGTTATGAGTATCCTCAGTATAGTAATGAGGCTGATGACCTCGACGATAATAGCTATCACACATCCCTCTATCAAAAGGACCTCCATAACGTCTTGTCTCTGAGATTCCGAAGGTTACGTCTAGCGTAACATCTTCGAAAGTGAATAGTTCTGTCTTTTTCATTACAAAACTTCTCCTGTAATTACGTTAACAACTTTAGCATCTGAACCAAAAGCTGCTTGAGCCATCATACGCTCTTCGTTCTTTTCTTCTTCTGAACGATTAGCTTGAGCAAACATGTACTCTTTTAAGAATGCAGTCTGCTCGATCTTACGAGTATTCTCAGAAAGCTCAACTTGGAAATCAGCAATGAAACCTAACGTTGCGAAGTCAGTTACCATATCAAGAAAAGGGACTTTGTCGTTAGATCTCCAACGAACTACATCATCCATATCTATATACGCATCAGCAAAATTTTCTATGATCTGCTTTGCTGTGTAACCTGTTTCAAAATTTTCCATGTTCTTTTCTCCTTAATATACCTTATTATAGGACCCTTTTGTACTAAGTGCAACTAAAAAAGGGCTTTTTCTCAAAAAAGGTTTCCAATGAAATCAAAGAGTTATAAATAAAAGTAAAAATAGGTGTAATATGAGTGATATGTTTGACTTCGGATTCACAGCAGTTGATGAAGATGAATTGGAAGCAGTACAAAAGGTATCAGAGACAGCAACGTCTACTGAGGAAAAATTGAATAGTTTATATAATGCTATTATACCATTGCTGAATAATCTCAAAGCAAATCCAGAGAAAGATTACATTCTCTGGCCGAATCGTTTAGCTAAGGTTGAACAGTTTGAGGATCTCTTACAGAAGATCTATAAAGGTTGAAGCTTACCTTCTGAAGTATACTTAGCGAAAGCCCATCCAAAGTCTTTCATAGCTCCAAAGCCTAATCTGCGCGCCATAAGTGATCTTTGACGTTTTCCTTC